CCTCTAGCGCCGTGCCAATGGTGGCGATCAGGCTGTCGAACGCCGTGGCGCGGCCATTCGGTGCTTGGACGACCACTTCCAGCTCGGCGCGGTGTTGGTAGTGGTAGCGCAGGGGTGACAGCGTCACTTCCGGTTCGCCCGGCTGGCCGTCGCGAAGGATGATCAGCCCGGCCGCAGGTATCCGCTCGGGCAGGATCTCGTCACGCAGAACTGCGGGGGACAGTGGTTGCAGCCGTACAAGTAGCGCGGCGAGGACAGCTTCGCGGGTGGTGGGCATATTTGGCTACCGTTATTGAATTCGGAGCGGTATCGTAGAACACTCCCCACTCTGACTGCGGAAAAGTGCATCGTGGTCTGGTGCTGGAACGCGACGACACATCCCTGCGCCATCTTGCGGACTGCAAATCATCGATCCGCTTGGTCTGTGCACTAAAAAAGACATCGACTGAGGAAGTTTTCATGCACGCTTTGTTCTTTGAGATGCGACCTAAGCCGGGTCATCTTGATCATTACTTCGAACATGTGACCCGCTTACGCCCGGTCTTGGCAAAACACGAAGGTCTGCTGTTTCTTGATCGCTATCGCTCGCTGAGCGAAGGGGATTTATTGCTGTCGCATCAACTTTGGGAGAGCGAGGAGGCTCTTACAGCTTGGCGCAAGGATGCGGAACACCGCCGATCGCAATCGGCCGGTCAGTATGTGCATTTTGCCGACTACCGCATTCGCGTGGGAGAACGGATACTGCACTGGCATTCTGCAACTTCGGTCACGCCTACGCGAGCAGAAGTGGGGCAGAACTCCTCTTATGTACTCGCATTTTATGGCAGACAACCGTTGTTGGATCCGCGGTTTGCTGCGTTTGAAAGCTTCAATCATGCAGAGCAATTTATCTCGCTGGCCAACTTAGACACGCTGGAAGCCGTCGAAACCACATTGCATTCCCAAATCAAACAACCGGGTGTAAAAGAGGTTGCCGCGTACAGCATTCGCCGCGACTACGGTCAATTTGATCGTGTCCAAGCACCTAGATAGGCACTATTCGCAGAACCGGAATGTTAGCCGATCCTCCCGTCTATCCACCCCGCAACAATCAACCCTGGCACGCGGTCAACGGCCCGCTCTGCATCCCGCGCCAGATCCAGCCGCTTCGGCAGCTTCACCTGCGGCACCAGCAGGAAGATCGGCACGGTCACGACGCCCCGGCCAGTTTTGGACCGTGACGCTAACGCCCGGCCCTTGGTGTTCAGCCGCCCCTCGGCCACCAGCAGGCTCGGGCCCCTCCGGCGGTAGATAAACCGCAGGCGCAGGCCAGTGCGGCGTTCCCATTCGCCGGGGGTGATCCGGCCGCCACGGGTGGATTTTCCTGCCGCTGGCGTGGGGATTGTCAGCCAGAACCCATTTTTCGAGCGGATGAGCGGTCCGGTGTCATGCGCGCCGACGATCACCGGGGCGTTTGACCAGACCAGCGCGGCGGCGTTCAGGCTCTCGCCTGACTTCGGGAAGCTGGCGAGGCGGATCGAGTTTGCAAGCCTCGTGCCCAGCCCCGCGCCGGTGATCTGCGTCCGCCACGCGGCTTTCAGATCGGTCCCAGCCTCGCGCATCGCGGCCGTCACCGCACGCTCCCCCGCTGCGACCTCGGCCGCCATCATGGCGACGATGTCGGGGTCTATGTCGAGCCTCAGTTTCATGCAGGCCTCAGGTCCACGGTCCAGACCAACCGCTCGCGGTCGCAAACGGGCTCGCCCTGAATGAGGAAGGCATCGCCCTCGATCTCGATCCGGTCGCCGGGGCGCGGGTTCGGCACTTCGGCCACCTGCAGGTCTATGCGGGTGGTTTCAGACCAGAGCCGGGCATCGCCGAACTCGGTGATGTCATCGGCGCGTCGGGCAATGAGGCGCACCAGAACCGGTGCGCCGCCGTCGGAGGTATAGACCGCATCGCGTCCGATGTTGCCATCGGCGAAGAGCGCGCCGACAGCGGCGGCAAACGCCGACATCACGTCCGCCGCGCCGAACGCAGCACCTGCGGGCGGGTGCAGATCGGCAGCGGGTTGCTCTCAATCTCCAACCGAACCCATTCATCGCGATCCCGGTCCGGGATCATCCGCGCGTAAAGCGGCTGACCGAGCGTGTTGACCGTCTCGAAGGTGTCGGCGGGGGCGTGGTAGATTTCGAACAGCCCGTCGACGGCCTCGGGATAGAACACCGCCTTGTCGGTTGCGACGCCGAAACCCGCACCGCCCCGGTAGCGGCGGAAGGTGATCCCACCAAAACTGACCTCGTCGGCGATGCGCGACCGAAGATCGGCGGCGGCGGCAGTGTTGAGGTAGGTCTCGCGCACCTCCTTGTGCGCCACCAGATCGGCGAAGAAGGCCGAGCCACATTCGGCACGCAATGAAATCGCACCGGTGGCGAGCCCGCCCATCACATCCTCGACGGTTTCGATCAGCGCCTGGCAACGTTTGCGCAGCGCGCCCGATGCCGGGGTGGCGTTGTCGAGATCAAAATCCACCTCCGTGGCCGGGGTGATGCCGAACTCGGTGAAGTAGTTCACCACCGTGGCACCGTCGCGCGGATCTTTCACCAGCCCCTGGATGCCATTGAAGAGGTGATACTCAAAAGTGGTCTCGGCATCGCTGCGCAACCGGCCCATCTTGCGGGCGACTTCGGCCTGCACCTGCTGGGTGGCAGACTCGCTGCCGAAGTCGCGCACCTGCTGGATTTCCGAGGCCCAGATCACGTCCTGCTTCTTGAACTGGCGGCAGACGAATGCCCGCACTTCACGGCGTTCGGGGGTCTGCTGGTCATAGGCCGAGCCGCGTTCGGAGAACGGGATCAGCGACAGCGTGCCGTCGCGGCTTTCGATGACGACGGTGCGGGAGCGCACGCCGCGCGGCCCGAACAGACCCGAACCCGACAGGGTTGCGGGCTTGAAGGGGATGTTTTCGAGCGCACGGGTGAGTTCGATGATCGAGAAGGCATCGCCTTCGAAAATGTCCATAGTGGCCATGGGGTGCCTCCTGATTTTGGGGGGGTGGACGTCCGGATCAGCGGACGAGGATGCCGAGCGTCAGCAGGGCAGCGTGGGCAGCGGCGATCTGTGGCGCGGTGGGCGTGCCGGGGATGGTGATTTCAAACTGGTTGACGATGGCGGGACCGCGGATCAGCACGACGGCGTTCTTGTCGCCGCCGCTGGCATCGACGCTGTCCCAGAGAATTGCGGCTGCCGTCTGAGTGCCGTTCGATGCAGCAGGATCGTGGGCGGCGTATTTGCCCGAGGCGGTGATCTTGCCCAGAATGGTGCCGGGCTGGAGATTGCCTGAGGCCAGAACAACCGTGCTGCGGCAATAGTCGCGGAGCGCTTCCCAGACGAGGAAGCCGCCCGCGTGCGGGGTTTCAGTAAGCGTGGGCATGGTTTTATCCTTTCAGACGGAAGGTGCGGGCGATGACGTCGCCCCAAGGGCGCGCAGAAGAGCTGCGGCCAGGTTGCGGGTGATGGGCGGCGATCTCGGGTTCGGCCTCGGCTTTGGCGGCAAGGAGCGCGGTGCGCACCTGATCAAGGTCCTGCTCAGCCTCGAGAAAGCGCCCAGCCATCTGTGGCTGGCCTGCGAGGTGGCACAAATCGATCACCGCACGTGCGTGGGCGATGGCTTCGGCGCGGACGGCGGTGGCATCGGTTGCACCGTTGGGGACTGCAACGGTGCTCGGTGCCTCGAGAGGTGGACCGGGATCGGCACCTGCAAATACGGCGTCAAAAGTCTCGACAGCCTCAAGAGTTTCCGAACCAGTTTCAGCGGGGTCAGCGGGGTCAGCGGATTGCGCGTTTTGCTCGACCGGCTGCGACGGGTCATCAGCCTCAGCGTCTGCCTCAGCTGCCTCGACCAGCGCCGGTGGAGCATTGCGGAACCTTGCCACATCGAACGTGGCCGCGATGCGGACTGGCTCGACGATGCGGTCGGCAAAGCCGAGGTCCACCGCATCTTTGGCATCGAGCCAAGTCTCGGCCGCCATCAAGGGGGCGATTTCTTCCGACAGCCGCCCGGACTTGGCTGCATAACCTTGCAACAGGCTGCCCTTTATCTTGTCCAACGCCTCGGCCATCGCCCGCATGTCAGTCGCAGAGCCCATGACCATGCCAGCAGGGTCGTGGATCATCAGGAAGGCGTTTTCCGGCATGACGACCTCGTCGCCCGCCATGGCAATGTAGGACGCCGCCGAAGCCGCAATGCCATCGATCCAGACTGTGACCGTACCGGAATGGCGTTTGATCGCGTTGTAGATCGCAACGGCATCGAAGACCGACCCGCCCGGGCTGTTGATCCGCAAGGCCAGAGGCGTGGCATCGGGCAACGCGCCCAGTTCCGCCAGAAACCCCTTTGCCGAGACGCCATAGGCCCCGATTTCGTCATAGATCACCACCTCCGCGCCCGTGGCTTGGGCGCGGATCGTGTACCAGCTGTTCATGCGCTTACGCCTCCTGTTCAGATGTATCGTTGGTGCCCGCACCAGCGTCGCCGCCAGCATCCGGCAATTGCGCCGGTGTCGCCCGCGCGCCCTGCGTCTCGCCGGGAGTGGTGCGATAGTGCAGACCCAGTGCCGCCACGCGGGCCGCGTCGGTCGCGTTTTCGCGGTCGATTTCCTCGACGTCGTAGCCCGTCGCCTGGACGACCTTGCGGCGCGAGACGATCCCGGCTTCCATCGCCAGGACCTGCGCCTGGATGTCTTTCAGCGGATCGACCCAATCCCAGCGTGGCGGGATCCAGTTCACCGGGCGGTAACGCGCCGGAGACCGCGCGAAGTTCGGTATCTCCAATGCGCCCGACAGGACCGCCGTTTCCAGCCAGCGTGCCCAAACGGGTCTGCAAAGCTGATGCGCGACCACGCCGTGCTGCAATTGCTCGACGCGGCGGCGAAACTCGACCAGTTCCGCACGCAAACTGGAATAGTTGGCCTGTCGCACATCGCCGGTGACCAGGTGATAGGGAAGCCCCAGCGATGCCGAGACCGACAGCAGAGTGCGGTACTGGAACGCCTCATAGCCGCCCCCGACATCTGCGGGGCTGGAGAATTTCACATCCTCGCCAGGCAACAGCACCTGCAGGGTGCCTGAATCGCCCCGAGTTTGTCGGAGACCATCAACTTAAGTAAGGATGATGGTTATGACAAAAAGCAAAATGGCAAATCGCTACT